CGCCAAAGTGAGATGCCAGAAAATCTGCCACAGCCAGCCCCAATTGTTCAGCCTGCTCGGATGACAAACCGTAATCAACGCCTGTCTCGGTGACATGGTCAGCAACCTCAGACAGCAGTTTATGCCGCTTATGCTCCATTGGTGTTGTCATGGTGACCTCCCGACATCACTTTACACTCTGCAGGGTTTCCTGCGCCTTACGTTCGCGAGTCTGCCACTGCTTCAGTGTCTCAATCACACGGCTTGCTGCCCGAGTATTGAGCCAGTCAAGGCGGCTGATGCCGGTTATGCGGTGCACGTAGACGTTGATTGCCCGTTCGGAGCAGTCACGAATAAAACCTTCGTCAGCCATTTCAAGCCACAGCGACCGAATTTTCTTCGACTGGTCGTCGGTGGCCGTCAGCTTCTCTTTCTTCTGGGTACGGACCTTGAACCCGATGTTCTTCATCGCATCGAGGATCTGGTTAAGTTGCCCGAGATTCATTTCACGCGTGGATTCAATGCCAGCGTAGGTATTCAGCAACTGGCGGTACGTATCCTCATCCATGCATAGCTCGCGCTTTGCCACATGGATGATTTTAATCAGTTGGTCTCGGGTCATAGATCATCCTCCACCCTTAAGTCAGCTGTAATGGAGATCAGGACGTCACCAAAACCAGTAATCCAGTGGACACAACCAGATCGCCGCAATGCACCAATTGCCTCAAGTCGCAGCACTTGCTCTTTTTCCAAATCGTGACCACCAGATTCAGGGTCATCGCAACATTCTGCGAATCGGTGTAACGCCACTAAATCAGCATCGGTAACAAACGAGCGAAATGGCTCAATGGTGACGGTGCGGGATTCCAGCGTATTAGCGATTTCTTCCAGTTGCTCTACGCTCAAGCAAGACACGCGCTCGCTCGTCAGTGCGGACATGTCAGCCCAATGGCGCACACGCTGCGCCAGTTCGGTGATATCAGTTTTCACGACTTCATCTCCTCAGGCTAAGTTAAAAATAAAGAATAGCGTTAAGGCTGCTGCTAATACGCCAATAATTAAACACCAGAATTCTTTACGCTCATTCGATGACTTAAACCGGGAGGCTTCAGCTATGAGTTTTTTATTCATATACGGAAACCTCTTACAGTTTATGAAAATAATCCCAGACAGCGACAAAGGTGTAATAGCCAATAAACCCTACTGCACACCAAAGGAGAATACCTCCCAGTGCGCACAATAAAAGAATATTGCCGACGGTTAATTTCATGATTTGTACTCCAGAGAAAGGGATGATTCCTGACCGGATACGCCGTGATTTAAACGCGCCTTTAATCCCTCGTTAAATCCCGCTTCAGCTGCATCCTGATCACCACGACATTTTTTAGCTTCACGGGGTTTCAGATCGGATAAATCCTGCTCTTTCTTCATCTTTGCCAGGAAATTTGCCATCAATGTTTTTTCGGTTTCCGTTACCATAAATGGCTCTATAGCCTGATATGCGCCTTCGGCCCACCCTTCGCAGAACTGGTCGGCGCGGGCTGTTTTGGTGGCTGGCTTAATATTTTTACGCAGAGAACCAATAAAGGTGCGTCGGGCTTTTACCATCTGTCGGGAAAGAACGTCGAAGGCATAAGCAGCGATTTCCGGACGTTCGTCAGGACCATAAAAAATGACGGTGTTTTGCTTCTGGCCGTTCATATAATTGCGGCGAAACGAGTAATAGCAGTTAACGCCTATCGCGCGGCAAATTAACTGGCCCAGAAACGTCATATAACGAGGGATGCTTTGTGCATGGGACGGAGCCCCCTTACTGGCCTTGCTGGTGATATCCATCAGATCGACATCATTCTGGCTCAGCTTATGCTTGCGCATAAGTGCCTGCGCCTGATTCAGAGCCGTTGCTGCTTCATGAGGATTGGAGCTGCGACGGGCCAGATTCAGGAGTTTTTTAATTTTGGCCAGATATTTTTCAGTTTCATTTGTCATTATCATCACCTGTCAAAGGTTGTAATTCGGCATGAATGCCACCCCATGCCATATGGATGTTACGGGCGGTAATGACCGGGTCATTATTCCACCATGCACCTGACATGTAGTTTTTCACCTGCTCGCGTCCGGCAATAATGCCGATGTTAATCCCCGGCCTGACGTTCTTAAAAAAGGCTCGGGAAAACAGATATCTGTGTGTAGTACGGCAGGGTTTTAACGTTTTCTTCTTGCGAAATAGCATAATCACTCTTCCTCCCGCCAGACTTCCCCACAAATCAATAAAGCGCCCGGCGAGCGCTCATGAATGACGTCTGCTACCAGTTCGCAGGACTGCTTATTCAGATAGATGTCTTCAGTAACAGGCAACGCATCACAGGCGTCTGTTCCGCAGGCTGATACCAGTAAAATAAACCCGGCTAATGTCAGCATAAATAGTCCTCTTGTTAAATCCGGCGTGCAGAATCCCACGGCACTGACGCCGGATTAAAAAGAAATGGAGAAATAAATTAAATAGCAGCGATATCTAACGGTATATTAACCAGCTTCCCGGACTTATCTTTCTCCCGAAAATTAATATAGGTTTTGGACATGGCCACCTGCAGCGATTCCGATATCGCATCCATTGCCTTAATCCAGCGCTCATCCTGAATTTTTACCCTTCTAAGGGAGAGAATACGCCCGGTGTTCAGCTGTCCCTCTTTATCAACCTGGAAGGCATCAGTGACAATCGCCTGCAGGTTGGCATTAGCACCTTTCGACCAGTCGGTAACACATTCATCAAACAGTTCCTTGGCTATCTGCAGCTCCGGCCCGAATGTCAGTGTCTCCTGCACACGGATGGTAATTTGCTGGCTACCGTCAAAAGTGGGGAATGTCACATTGCCCTTGGCACCGCCCCGTGTTCTGCCGAATTTCTCTGCCACAAGGTCAAGCCAGGCGTAGCATTCATTAAAAGCACGGTCTTTAAATTCACTCAGGTCGGCATTCTTGGCCTTCGCCGCAGCAACCTGTTCCCGGACAAAGCTGTCCATCGCCAGATCGTAATCCGAAATCTGGCTTATCGGAACCAGGCGACCTTTACGGTCTTTCATATATTCGTCTTGATTAATCGTCGTCATAATATGACCTCAATATTTAATGTGATTTACCGCAAGGCTGAAAATAATCAGCGGCAACCCGATAGCCGGTCTCTTTAAGTTTGTCGAGAACAGCTCCCTCAACAACAGGTTTTAATAACTCAAGCGTCGCCAGCTCACTTTCGCCCGCGTCCTTTGTATTTGCGCCCGACATTTTGCAGTAGATAAATCCTTCCGGGGTTAGCGCGATATAAATCTCAATCTTTATTGCCATTATGTTTTTCCTTCAGTGAAGTAACGATTCGGACCAGATAACCCTGCAACCATACATCTCAACTTCCCCCTGACGATAACGCCCCTGATGGTCAATGCCGGTCATCATATAACCGGACTCCTGCTCCCTGAATTGACTGACGCACGGACTGTCACGGGAGACGCGAATAACCGGTTTTCCTGAATAAATCATGATGCTGGCAACAGGCGTATTCATGGCGTTGAGTGCGGCAATGGCCGTCATCACATTGGCCAGCTGCTGATTAACATTCGGAACTGTTTTCATTTAAACCACCTTAATAACGTCAGCATTAACAACCGGAACGCCGAGTTGCGCCGCCATATTCATGGCCGCAATCATCAGATTGCTGACCGCCAGAGGATATAAAAGGCTGACAACCCCTCTGCGACCGCCAATATTGTTACTGAGCCGGGTGCGGATAGCGTCAATGGCGGTATGATCCAGCACTTCAGATATCGCTTTTCCGGCCCGTTCGAATTTGAACTTCAGAAAATGTTCCAGCTCGGTATCCAGTGGCAGCAGTTCAACCACCTCGCAGCGCTGAACTACCTCACGCACCTCCTGATTACGTTCTGACAGCTTCATCGCCAGTTCCGGCTGGCCAATCAGCACGATGGACAACAGCTTTTTAAAGCCGTGTTCCAGCTCAAAGAAGCGTTTAAGGTGCTTCAGCGTAGGCAGCGGCAGTGAGTGAGCCTCCTCAATCACCAAGACGTGGCTGTAACCGGCGTTACTGGAGTCCTTCAGTGCGCGGTGTAACTGGCGGAAACGGGCTTCCTGGCTGCGTTTGACGCTTTCCAGCGGTGCGATGGTGTTAATGATCGCCTCGGCAATGCTGGCCGCTTTCAGGGTCTTGCCTTTATTGTCGTTGTCCTCCATCGCGATGATGTAGGGCTCAATGACGATGACCGGCGCATTCTCACGGTGGATACGCTCAATCAGATCACGGCGCAGCGTGCTTTTCCCTGCGCCGGATTCCCCGATAACTGCCATAAAACCACCAAAACGGGCAGTCTGGTACAGCGCCTCGCGGACATAGCGAATATCCGGCGTGGTGAACACATCCTCTGAACTCTGCATGGCGTCATCCGCGAACGGGTCACGGAAAATACCGAATTGCTTTTTGGTGACTGGATTTAACACCTGTTTTGCCAGTAACATATTTTCGTCCTCTTCGTTATTTGCCTGTTGCGGGACGGAGGTACTGGCGGGTTCCGCCGTCAGTACCTCATCAAACGCCCGGGATAATTCCTCCCCGAGCCCGCGTGATGCCAGGAATGTCATAATCTTCTGCCGCACTTCTTCAGGGCGACGTTTCGGCCAGATGCCGTGGTTAATCAACTGTGAAACGGCAGGCTGCGAAACAGCTGCAGCCACAGCAACCTCCGTCTGTTCGATACCGTGCTGCTTCATCAGATCTTTCAGTACCAGCATGGGTGCCTCCCGTTAATGGCCGTTAACGATGCTGAGTCGCGGCGTTTTATTCCCGGCCAGCTCCTGCGCGATGGCGTCAATATCTTCTGCAGGAACGCCGTCAGGAAATCGAGTGACCAGTTGCGCGTAGTGTTCAGGGAACCAGTTATAGCCAGCAGCCGTCAGGCGCTCACGCAGCAATTTAGCCGCCTCAACATGGGATAGCGGACGCTGCTCGATGCGCGGGCCACGAACCTGACTTTCCTGGCCGCGTTTTGGCAGGTAGGTCGGGTGATCGTCGCGTTCAATATCGAGATATGGGTTAAAACGCCCCCCGAACGGCAGGGCTTTGCCTTTTCTCGCGGCCTCGGTCTCTTCCTTGCTGGCAGTGCCGAAGACGTGCTGCTCAACTTCATCAAGATGCTGCTGGGCAACGGTCTGCGGCAGCGGTTTGAAGCTTTCACCGATAACCGGGGCATCAACAGCAAAGCCGTGTTCGTCTTTCTGCACCTCGTCAACCAGGAAGAACGATTTCAGACCATCCTCGCCGGTCATCACTACCTGAGCCTGATCGTCACGGTAGAGGTTGCGGGCAACCATCACGCGATCATTCACACAGACACCCGGCACAGCGGAAACGTCGTACTGCCGCCCCCGGAAACGTACCCGGACAAAGCTGTCCACCTTACAACTGACCGGCGCTGAAACCGCCGCTTCCCGGCAGACCTCAACAGAGGGGGCCTTGACCAGTTGCTCTTCGGTGATCAGCAACCATTTATCCGTGCGGGCCATCCCGTAACGGCTGTGAATGGCCGTGCGGTTGAACTTCATCCGCCACAGACGCGCCAGGCGGTTCAGCTCGTCGATGCTCTCCACCCGGCAGAAGCGCAGGCCATGTTCGAAATCTCGTTCGAGAATGTCACGGGCCTTTTCCACCGAGCCGGTGGCCCGGGCGTTGCGGGCTTTGTGCGCAATCAGCCTGATACCCAGCGCCTGGCAAAGGTTGCCCATCGTGGGGGATTTCAGGGCTGCGCCGGGGTCGGTGAACAGCACCTTTGGCACCCCGTGCAGCACGTCAGCGCCGCCACGTTCCTGCATCATGTTGATCAGGACGGAGGTGAAGTTTTCGGTGGTTTCGCCGCCGAAGCGGTACTCCAGGTAGATCCACCCGGTAGTGTGGTCGGTCCCTTCAAAAGACCAGACGCGGTCATTGACGACTTTGGCCACGTTGGCGGGCTTGTTCTTGTTGAACTCCTTCTCATCCATGATGCGCAGCCCGGTATCACCTTTAACCCCTTTGGCCGGGTTTTTGAGGTAATACAGCACGCAAATGGACGCATCCAGCTGCCAGACGTGGTTTGGATGGCGGCTGGCCAGCTGCACTGCAGGAGCCGGTGCCCGCAACTGGTCAGGGTGCAGGCGGTACTGACGCAGGGCGCGGATAATGGCGCTGGCCGACAGCGGCACAATCTCACCGGTGGTCTCATCAAGCCTGCCGCTGACGATCAGACCGTTGTCACGCAGACTGTTGATGGCTTTTTCCACGCTCAGGGTGCGCTTGCCCGTCCCGCGAATGGTTTCCATCAGAGTGCCTGATATGGTCATCGCCTCGTCGCGGGTCAGCGCAGAATCACCGGCGTCAGAGCGCTGTTTTCTTGGCTTCTGCAGGCGGACTGCATTCAGTTTTTTGAGCAATGTGGCACGTGACATACATAATTCCTCGCAGGCGGCCTGATACACTGCTTCTTTATTGCCATGCCCGGCAGCACTGGCTGCTTCGGCTATGGCAACAAGACGTTGAGTCAAAACTGGATTCATTGCATCCCCCTTAGCGGCGCAGCAAAGTGCCCTGCACCTCTGGTGAGGCAATAACAACTATGGTTTTAACCATTACTTTCATCCTCTTGCTGTGCTTCTTTTACCCAGTCAGGGATCGCGCTGGTTTCGCGGGCTTCCGGTAGGCTGAACTCCTGACGCAGCTCTTCGAACTGCGCCTGTAGGTCGTCGAGAAGACCGGCCATCATGCCGGTGTGGTTGATACCGGTGCGCTCGGTGTGTTCGGACAGCGCGTTAAAGCCACTTTTAAGGTCAAAGAACGCGCTGAGAACGCCACTTTTGAAGCCGGTAACTTCCGTTTCAAGCGCCACACCTTCTTCATCCGGCGTTTCGGTGGTGGAACGGCGTACCAGGCGGGATTTGAGCTCCTCTTTTTCATTGCGCATCGTGCCGAGTTCTTCTTTTTTCTCGGCTAGCATTTGACGGCTAATTTCGAGGTCGGTCTTCAGCTCTTCCTTCTCGCGGGCATGTTTGGAGATCATCTCCTCGGCCAGATCCAGCAGCGCGGTTTTGTCGCCTTCTTTGGCCACCTCAATCAGGGCGCTTTTCTGGTCTTCCGGCAGGCGACGGAACTGGCGTAGTTCGCGGTAGCCGATGCCCATGCGGGACATGGATTCCAGGGCTTCTTCGCCGAAGGCGGTAAGGTTGGCAATATCCAAATCTGCTTTATCTACAGATATTCCAAGAACGTTGCAAAACTCGTCCCATGTACCCAAAAACTCCGAACCGTTCGGTGTTTTCTTGCCTTTGAGATTGCGGTACAGCTTGTTTTCCTTAACAAAAGCCAGTTTAGAAGTCCGAACCGTTCGGGAAAATTGCTCAAAAGCATCAGCCATCTGAGCCTGGCCCAAGAGCTGGTTTAGCAGATCGCGTTCGTCGTTCATCTGGCTGCTAACAGTGGCCATCAGGTTCTGGGTAGCTTCCAGTTCCGGATTTAGCGTTACGTCCGGTATAAGTTCAGCAGGTTGCGATTTGGTGCGTGCCATTTGTGTCTTTCCTTAATTAGTGACTGCCAGCAACAATGCGCTGATTCATTTCATCAATACGCCCCTGAGCGCGGGCCATTTCATTACTGTGAGCAACGGCGATCTGCAGAATCTGAACACTCAGGGCGAACCGTCCGTTATCGAGTTTTTGAGCCAGACCTTCTTCAATGAGGGTATTGAGGGCGCGGTTGATATTGGCAGGAGACTCATCCAGTGCTTTCGCCAGATCACTGTTGGAACGACCGCTGAGCGAAGAACCTTTCAGAGCTTTCAGAACCCGAAGAATGCGACCACCGGATGTGGACGTGATTACCTTGTTCATGTCACATACCTCTTTTCTATATATGAAACACTGTTACACTTATCGCAGGTATTTCAGGCTGCAACGTTGCCGGGTTTGAGGCCCAGCTTGACGGCGATCTCGTGAGATTTTCCGTACTTGGCTTTGGTATATCCGTTGAGAACCCGGTAGACCTCGTTCCGGGAGTAGCCATGCTCTTCAGCCCACTGGGTGAAAGTGACCCCTCGCTGGCGAAAGAGTGCTTTGACTTGTTCTGCAGTCATCGTTGTCCCCTTTATTGATGCAATGATGTTTGCCTTATCTGTGTTAGATTATTATCCCATAAATGGGATATGTAAAGCGAGAATGGACAAAAATGTCACTTGGCGCACGATTAAAAGAAGAACGAAACCGTCTCGGGTTTAACCAATCTGACTTTGCTGAATTGGTTGGCGCTTCTTATAAAAGCCAGTTGCGATGGGAAAAAGATGAATCCGCGCCAGGAGCTGATGCTCTAAGTATTTGGGCTGGTATTGGGCTTGATGTGCTTTATGTAGTTACAGGCCAGCGAAGCATTGACTTACCCGCTGGTTTGATTATCCCAAAAATGTCACCTGAGAAGCAGGAGCTAATGGACGCATTTGACCATATGACTCCAGAACAACGGAGGGCAATTCTTGAGGTCGGCAAAGGGCTCGCACAATCTAAACCAAGCAAATTCGCAGGATAAAAATGAGAGCTTGGGAAAAATAATGTGGTTAGCATTGCTGACTATCTGAAAAGAAAAACGACACCTGTTAATAAAAAATGAGTGTCGGGGATATCCTTGGGACTGGCTGGTCCCACTAACACAGCAAAGTAAGGAATAAAAATGCGTTATCTCTGGGTTAGTGCAGTTGCTTTGGTTTTAGTCACTGGCTGTTCAACAAAAAATTATGGTCGACAAGGAGAGCTTACTCAGTACGAGAAGGAAACTATGTCATGCCGTGAAATTGAGTTAGAAGAAGCCAAGGTTCATGGTTTTCTCCAGCATGTTGATAAAGAAAGTCAGTTCGATGGTCGTTCAGTCCTCTCTTTTCTAGGTGACTTTGGCATCGGTAATACTATGGAAAAAAATAGCGCACTTGAAAGCGCAAACAGTCGACTGTCACAATTACAATTACTTAGAGTAAAAAAAGGCTGTACTACAGGTGTTACCCAAACACCTTCAATATGATAGAACTCATAGGAATGATATCTATGGTCAGAATGGCCGACGTCGGCCATTCTCTTGCGGGCTGATTAGAAATTGCAGATTATCAGCTCTTTTCCGAGTTCAGCTTTGCCCGTGGTCTGCAGATTGTAGCGGATATCGACCGTCTGAATCCGTAGCCCGGCAAATGCAGTCCTCATTTCCTCGATATCGTTAACCGAAATAACCATTTTCCCGCTGATGGTTCGGACTAGTTCCGCCATGCGCACGTATTCATCCAGCCCAAACTCAACGCCATATCCTTCAGTTTTCAGGTATGGAGGATCACAGTAAAAGAGCGTATGCGGGCGGTCGTAACGTTTAATGCAGTTTACCCAGTCCAGATGTTCAATCGTGGTTCTTGAGAGTCGCAGGTGCGCCAGCGACAGTTCTTCTTCGATGCGTAACAGGTTAAGACGCGGGGCACTGGTCGTTGTGGTACCAAAGGTGTGATCGGCCACCTTGCCACCAAAAGCCTGTTTCTGCAGGTAGAAGAAGCGAGCGGCCCGTTGAATGTCGGTCAGTGTTTCTTCCGGGGTATCCTTCATCCAGCGGTATATCTGGCGACTGACCAGCGCCCACCTGAACTGCCGGACAAACTCGTCAAGATGATGTTTGATCACCCGGTAGAGATTAATCAGCTCGCCGTGAATATCATTGATGACCTCAACCTTGCTGGGCTCTTTCATGAAGTACAGCGCCGCTGCGCCACAGAACGGCTCCACGTAGCAGGTGTGTGACGGAAATAACGGAAGAATATGTCTGGCCAGGCGGCGTTTGCCCCCCATCCACGGTAATACTGGCAAAAACTGAGATTTCATATTCTGTAAGCCTTTTTCATTGAATGAAAATGCAGTAGGCTGAATCTGTCTCGCGAGACGGACTGAGCCTCCGGTCGACTCACAGGCAAGGGCTGTGTGTTGATGGCCTGCGGGATGTTGACGCATCCCGCAGGCCGCTCTTTCTCCTCTATTGTCCGCGACAAAATCGTAAAGCTAATCTGCCCCGGGACGGAAAAAACACGGAGTTAGTTAGATGGATGAACAAACACACCAGTTGTCCGAAGCAATAAACAAACTCACAGAGTTAAATAACGCCCTGCAAAAAAGAGTTCTTGTCCTTGAGGCCAATGCTGCAATTGACGAAACAGCTCACTCATTTGCCATCGCCAGCGACTCCCCCTCTGTCAGGCTCACAAGCTGGAATCAGTGGGTGGCCGACAGGATTACAGAGCATGCAGTAAAAACCAGCTCTTCAGGAAAGTCTGAAGAGCCACTGGTCAAACTTTTTATTGAGGCTCAGTTGAAACGAATTGAGCACTGGAGCGAACTGTTTCGTGAAGGGAATGGAGACTAACTGCAACCCCTTTTGTCTATGCCAATGGCGAGGAATTTATGAGTAAATTTGATGAGATTTGTGCAGCTTATAAAGTATCCCAGGATAATTATTCTTCCTACCGCGAGCGTTCTACGGCTTTTGCTATTGGTTTAGGTCGCAGGTACATCCGGTACCTTGGTTTAACCAAAGAAAATTTTAAATGGGTTCCAGAGAGTGACACCTCGACCCAAAAAGAAGGTATTACCATCCCCGGTGCCATGCATCTGGATGACGATACCTACTGGCATATGGGCCTCAAGATCAAAATCTTTTCAGCACCTAACGTCTACCCGCAACAAAGGCTTTTGATCATCTTCAAATTTAAACAAAAAGATAAAAGTAAGTTTGAAGTGATGGTGGATGGTGACGATAAGAAACATATCATCGAAATAGACGGCGATGCGTCATATACAGTGTTCTTCAACCACTTACAGAAAATCATCATGAGCCTTTATGAAGATGACCTGGATAACTTCCTCGCGTCCCAGCAAGAAAACAGGACGATTGGTTTCATCCAGTAGAACAGGGAAAAACTGATGAAGCGTGATATGGATTTACTTCGCCGGATGGTTTTGTGTCTCTAGGATAATAGTCGCCGCCGCCCATTGATTGCTCTTGATGGCGTGCACCAGCGGCTATTTAATTATCATGCATTACTTTTGGTTCAGGCCAACATTGCTGTTGGGACAGTAGAGCCCGTACAGGCAGGCATTGCTATCGTGACTTCAGCCGTCCCGTAAATATTCTGCCCGGGGGCAAATTACTCCCCACCCCGATATACCGCACACTAACTCCTGATTTATTCAGCCTTTTGGCCTTCTTCAGGAGTCACCATGTCACTATTTCACAAGGTCCGTCATCAGCGACTGCGCAACTGGATCATCCTCGCCGTTGCCCTGCTGGCCACTATTGCCATCATTTCCCCTGAACAGCTCGGCGTCACGCTGTACAAGTTGTCGTTGGTTTCCATCGCCGCCATTCTCGGCTATCACCTCGACCGGGCGCTGTTCCCCTATGCCAGCCCGGGGAGCTACCTGATTGACGACTGGAAAGAGAACCTCGGCAAACCGGTGCCTGTAAGCCGTAACGAACCTGAATATCCCGTGGTAACAGGCTACGAGCTGATTTTTGCTGCCGTTCTGCTGCGACGGGCGCTGATTGTCGCGGCGATCTGCCTCGGCGTGACGATGGGGCTCTGACCATGACCCGGCTCGCGCTTTCCGTCATCCTCCTTTGTCTGTTGAGCGGTTGTCATCCGGTTTTCGCGGCCAGCATTCCGGTTGAGGCCCGACAATACCAGCGCGAGCTGACCCGCAATGCCCGCGCTATCTGGGGGCTTAATGCACCGGTGTCCACCTTTGCCGCTCAAATCCATCAGGAATCACAGTGGAATGCCCGGGCCCGTTCGCCAGTCGGTGCACAGGGGCTGGCGCAGTTTATGCCCGCGACTGCCAGCTGGATTGCCGGTATTTACCCCGACCAGTTGAAAGACCATCAGCCCTATAACCCGTCATGGTCCATTCGGGCGCTGGTGCAGTACAACCGCTGGCACTGGCAACGTATCGGCGGTACTGCCAGCGACTGTGACCGCATGGCCTTTGCCCTGTCGGCCTATAACGGCGGTCTGGGTTGGGTTCAGAAAGACCGGAAGCTGGCCACCAGTCGCGGGCTGGATGCCAGTCGCTACTGGAACCACGTCGAGCAGGTGAATGCGGGTCGTAGCGCTGCCAACTTTCGCGAGAACCGGGGCTATCCCCTGAAAATCATCTACACCTGGCAACCGCTGTATCTGGCGGCGGGTTGGGGCCCGGGAGAATGCTATGACGTGGACTGATTGGTTCAAACTGCTCTCTCGTTACCTGTTGTTAGTGGCTATGGGGGTGGGAACGCTCTGGCTTATCTGGCATCAGGGCTATGAACGTGGCGCGGGTGATGTGCGCCTTGAAGTTGCCAACCAGAGGACCCAGGAGGCAGGTGACGCCCTGCAGAAGTTTATCGACGGAGCCAGACAACTGACGGCAGAGGCGAATAAAGCCAGTAACGCACTGGCTGCACAGGTTGCGGCCCGTCAGACCGCAGACGAACAATCCACCCGGGAGTTGAAAGATGCACTCAAAAAAACGGCGTCTCAGCGTGTTATGTGCGTGTTTGATGACGGTGTTATGCAGCTGCTCCGGGAGGCGAGACAACGCGCCGCAACCGCAGCAGCAGATGGTATTTCCGGCGGAGATGACCGTAAAGTGCCCGCCTCCGGAGGAAGCGGACGATAACTCAATGGATGCCAGTGCCGTTGCGCTGAAAAAGCTGTACGACCTGTATGGCATCTGCGCGGGCAGGCATACCAATTTGATTCAGTACATTCAGAACCAGCAGGGGAAATAACAATGAAATTTGAGGAATTACAGTTCAGCTGGCAGGTGCTGCAGTGGGCCGTTCTTTCCGCTATCGGGATTTACAGCTGGATTGTTGGTCGCCAGTCGGCCAGCAACCGTGAACTGCTTGAGCTCCGTACCCGCCTGGCCTCCATTGAAGCGCAGGTGGCCCAGATGCCAACCCAGCGACAGGTCTCCATTTTGCTGGAGAAGTTGTCCAGTACCGAAGCCAGTATCACCGGTATGAACAACCAGATGTCTGGGATGGCCAGCCGACTGGAGACAATTAACAACTATCTGCTGAACACCAAGTGAGGGACTATGAGCTTTTCTGATTATCTGCGTACCGACATGCGTCTGGTGATCCTGCGTATCCTTTCCGAAATGCCGAGCTACAGCTCTAACAGCTCAGTTATCTGGTCGGTACTGACGCGCTATGGCCATTCCCCGAGCCGAGACCAGGTGAAGTCAGAACTGCGCTGGCTTGAAGAGCAAGGGCTGGTGACGGTTGAAGATATCGAGACTGTGCTGGTCGCCCGACTGAGTGAACGTGGTGCTGATGTAGCTGCAGGTCGGGCTATCGTGCCTGGGGTAAAACGCCCTGGCGCGGGAGGCTGATATGGGGAGAAAGTCGACGATTCACCGTCTGGAAACTGACGTTCGCACCCATATCGAGCGCCGCTTGCGTGAAGACCGCATGACGCTGGATGAACTGCTGGCCGATATCCACGAGCATTTCCCGGGCGAGGATGCCCCCAGCCGCAGTGCGCTGGGCCGCTATAAGCAGACATTTGGCGAAATGGTCGGGCGTATGCGCGAACAGGATCAGATGGCCCGCCTGCTGGTCAGTGAGCTCGGTGAAAACCCCGACGAACGCGCCGGTGCCCTGATGGTTCAGGCCGTCACCACGCTCACCACTCATGCCGCCTTTACCGCCCAGCAGGCCGAAGACCCGGATATTGACACCGTGCGCCATCTTGCCCGTGCAGCCAAAGACGTCCTGCAGTCGCGTAAAGCCAGCCTCGACGAGCGCCGTGAAATTGAACGAACTGCCCGCGAGCGGCTGTTGCGTGAGCAGGAAGAGAATCTGAAAGAGACCGCACGGGCAAAAGGACTGAGTGAAGACGAGGTGCAGTTCTGGCGTGAACGTGTGCTGGGGATCAAGTGATGAAACCATTAGCGTCCACCATCCGTACCGTTGAATGGGACGAGCTTCCGGCGCGGGCCCGGGAAATCCCGTTCGGCTTCAATCCGTTTGCCGAGGGCGTGCTGATGGCCCACCAGGTGGAATGCCTCAAGTACGACGTTTCCATTCTGGCTATCCCGAAAGGCCGTCGTACCGGCATCACCTTTGCCTGGGGGCTTAACTCGACCCTGATAGCCGGGGCGCAGAAAGTCGCTGGCGGCGACAACGTCTATTACATCGGTGATACCAAAGAGAAAGGTCTGGAATTCATCGGCTACGTGGCCAAATTCGCCCGGGTCATCGCAGCTCAGCAGGCGGAAGGCGTCTCAGCGATTGAAGAGTTTCTTTTCGAGGACCAGGACGAACAGGGCAATACACGGATGATTGCGGCCTACCGCGTCCGCTTCGCCAGCGGGTTTCAGGTGGCGGCACTCTCTTCCCGACCTGCCAACATTCGTGGTCTCCAGGGCGTGGTGGTTATTGACGAGGCGGCATTTCATCAGGATGTTCAGGGCGTACTGGATGCGGCGACGGCGCTGCTTATCTGGGGCGGCCGTATCGTTATCATCAGTTCCCATAACGGTAAGAACAATCCGTTCTGCCAGTTTTGTAATGATATTGAAGCGGGTCGTTATGGCGACGATGCCGCCGTATTTACCGTCACCTTTGATGACGCGGTCGCCAACGGTTTGTTTGAACGGGTCTGTGCCATGAAAGGCGAAGCCGCCACCGTTGAGGGTAAAAAGACCTGGTACAACCGCATCCGTAACGCATACGGCCCCCGTAAAGCGGCGATGCGTGAGGAGCTGGACGCCATCCCGCGTGACGGTAACGGTATCTGTATTCCCGGTGTCTGGATCGAGCGGGCCATGCCGGAAGAACGGCCCGTCATACGCCTCGCGCTGGATGATGACTTTATCCATATGACCGAGGCAGAGCGAGCTGCATGGGGTAATGACTGGATTGATAAGGAGCTGCGCCCGGTGATGGCGGAGACCTTAAACCCGGAGCTGCGCCACGTGTTTGGTATGGACTTTGCCCGCCACCGGCACTTCTCCTCCATCGTACCGATGGCCATCATGCAGAACCTGTGTCGTGACGTTCCGTTCCTGCTGGAGCTGAACAACGTGCCGTCGGCGCTGCAGCAGCAGATTTTGTTCTGGGTAATCGAGCATCTTCCCCGCCAGTCAGGCGGTGCGATGGATGCCACCGGGCCGGGTATGGTGCTGGCGGAGTACACCGCCGACCGCTATGGTCGCCCGCGTATTGCTGAAATCACCCTGAATCGTAAGTGGTACGGCTTCTGGATGCCCAAATTCACCGGCTTGTTTGAAGACAGCATGATCATCCTGCCGCGCGATGAGAACACGGCACAGGACCTGCGAACGGTAGAAAACATCGATGGCGTACCAATGGTGGCCAGCCTGGAGAAAAAAGACCTCAAAGACCCCGAACTGGTGCGCCACGGTGATACCGCGATTGCCGGTTGTCTGGCGAACTATGCAGCCCTGAACCTGGCCACTGAGATTGCGTTTGAATCGACCGGTGAGCGCGATATTTTCCGCGTGCTGTCAGGCTTCGGCGACAGCAGCAGCGCCGGTGAGCTCACCGATACCGGGTTTGGAACCGTGCGCGGTATTAACGATTTTGGAGGATATCTATGAACATTCTGGGGGCAATTAAAGGCGCGTTGGGACGTAAGCCACCCCGGCCAAAACTCGGGCAGGAAATTGCAAGCACGGGCGATGGTCGGGACATCACTCGCCCCTGGACCGGTGCGCTGGCCTTATCCGATGACAGCGTTCTGCAGCATCGCGGTGCGCCTGACCTTAAGATTTACCGCGAGGTACTGAGTGACGACGAGGTCAAGTCGGCCTTCGGCCAGCGGCAGGATGCGCTGATATCCCGTGAGATTAAGGTCGAGGCCGGAGGCGAACGCCCGGTGGATATCGAGGCGGCAGACGCCATGCGCCAGCAGATAGACGCGCTGGGCTTCGATCGTATCACCCGTTTGATGCATTACGGCGTGTTTTATGGCTATGCCGTTTCAGAGCTGATTTATGGTGTCCGGGACAACTTACTGTGGATTGACGACATTAAGGTCCGGGATCGTCGCCGCTTCCGTTTCACCCCGAAAGGCGAATTACGCCTGTTGACGCGGCAAAATATGACCGTCGGGGAAGCCTGTGAGAGTCCGTATTTCTGGTCATTTTCCACCGGTGCAGATCATGATGATGAACCCTACGGTCTGGGGCTGGCGCACTGGCTGTACTGGCCGACGTTCTTCAAGCGCAACGATATCAAGTTCTGGCTGATTTTCCTGGACAAGTTCGGGATGCCTACCGTCGCCGGAAAACACCCCGAAGGGGCAACAACTGAGCAGAAACGTAACCTGCTGGCACTGACCCGCGCCATCTCAACCGACAGCGGTGTCATTATGCCCGAAGGGATGACTGTCGAACTGATGTCGGTAGCCCGTTCCGGTGCAGCCGACTATCAGGCAATGTATAACGCGATGAATGAGGCGATCAGGCGCGTGACGGTTGGTCAGATCTCCAGCTCCGGCGGCGCGGCAAAAGGTATTGGCGGTAATGAGTCACTGCAGGACAAGGTGCTGGATTCTATCGTCAAGGCGGATGCCGACGTGATCTGCGAGTCCTGGAACCGGGGGCCAGGTAAATGGTTTACCGAGTTCAACTTCCCGGGGGCTGCAGTACCGATAGTTTCCCGCGTCTTTGAAGAAGCGGAAGATCTGAAAGACCGGGCCGAACGTGACAAAACCATCAGTGAGACCACCGGCTATCGTCCGACGCTGGCCACTATTAAGGCGACCTATGGCGGCGAGTGGGAGCCCAAACCTGAGCCGGTATCCGTTCCCCGGGCCGCTGCACCGTCATCATTTTCGGAGCATGATCCGGGCCATAACGATACGGCCACGCTGCTGGCCGGTCGCCTCAATACCGAACTGCGTCCGGTCATGGACGGCTGGATCAATCAGATTAAAGCGCTGGTCGATTCTGCTGAGACCGCCGACGAGCTGCGTGACGGTCTGACCGCGCTGATACCTGATATGTCGCTTGATGACTATGCCCGTATTCTGGGCGAAGCCATGTCTGCTGCTGCCCTGGCAGGACGTAACGATCTGCTGGAGGAAATGAATGGCCGGTAACGTCAGCTATGGCTCGCTGCCGTTCAGCGAGCAGATCGAGTTCTTCCATCGGAAGTTCAATACGAAGACCGATGCCTGGACGGATGTCTACGGCTCCGCGCATGACAGTGAGTTTATGGTGGCCGGAGCCAACCGGGATGACCTGCTGGCAGACCTGCGTACCGCAGTCGAGAAAAGTCTTGACGGTGGTACGCTAGAAACCTTCCGTAAGGACTTCGCGGCCATAGTTGCCCGCTACGGCTGGAGCTATAACGGCGGATTTGAGTGGCGATCGCGTGTCATCTACGAGACGAACCTGCGTAGCTCTTACATGGCCGGTCGCTACCAGCAGTTGATGGCCATGCGGGATACTCACCCCTACTGGGAGTACGTCCACAGTGATGTGGTCGAACACCCGCGCCAGGACCATCTGGGCTGGAACGGCATGGTGCTGCGGGCGGATGACCCGTGGTGGATTTACCATTTTCCGGTGAATGCCTGGGGCTGTCAGTGCAGTGTGATTGCCCGCACCGAAGACGACCTGCGACGCATGGGCAAAGACGGCCCGGATACTGCACCACCGATTAAATTCATTGCCCGCGTAATTGGCCAGCGCAGCCCGGGCGGTCCAAGGACCGTTATTGTGCCGGAAGGGATCGACCCTGGGTTTGAGCATACCCCGGGCCGCAGCCGGTATTTCAGCGAAGTGCCTCCGCCCCGTGGCGGCAGTCCGATCGGAGACGGTCCGTTCACGCCGGTAGCAGAAGCCCCGGCCAAACCTGCGCCACTGCCTGCTCCGCGCCCGGCTCCGGTGCCTGAAGGCGAGACCGATCCTGTGGACGCGTTCCTGCAGCTGTTCGGCGCGACCGTTGACCGCGATGCGGCGTTCCGGGACCCGACGGGTCAGCGTATTGCGATTGGCAGCGACATGCTCGCGTCGCCGGAGGGCCAGGGTCAGATACCCCTGACGCTAGCGCAGGCACTTCAGCTGGCTGAGACCATCCGTAACCCTGACGAAATCTGGGCGCAGATTGTCTGGTTGCCGGAAGAGCAGCAGTCGCTGGTGAGACGCTATTACCTGACCCGTCTGCAGCAGGAAGGTGACGCGGACCCGCTGTCGGTGGTGTTCGCGACCGGTCGCGATGGCTGGGCCGGGAATATTTCAACTGACGATACGCTACTGCAGTCGCTGCGACAGGGTATCAGCCTGTGGTCGCGGGAGAATTGAGATGACTGGCGTAACGCTGACGTTTAATGCTCAGGATGCGTTGAGCAAACTCTGGGATGCCCGAACGGAGCTGATGCGACCAGAGCCGCTGCTGCGTTCTATGGGAGAGCGCTTGCTGGAATTTCATCAGCAGCGCTTTCGTGATCAAACGTCACCGGAAGGGGTGAAATGGAAAGAGCTGTCCTGGCGCTACAAGCAACGTAAGCGAAAAAACCGGGACCAGATACTGACCCGCGATGGCTATCTGCGAAACACCCTGCGCTGGCAGGTGAATGCTGATGAGCTACTGTTCGGTACTGACCGGGTCTACGGCGCTATCCACCAGTTCGGCGGGACCATCGAAATCGCCGCCCGCAGCCAGCAGGCGTATTATCGCCAGAAAAAAGACGGTGAGATCGACAATCAGTTTGTTCGTAAGAACAAGTCGAACTTTGCACAGTGGCACACCATCCCGGCGTATAAAATCTCCATACCTGCACGTCCGTGGCTGGGAGTCTCAAAAGCACAGGGGGCAACCCTTATCGATATGGCGAAAAACTACCTGCAGGGGGCGTTTAACTGATGTCGTCGTCAGACGCCCTGTAGCGCGTTCTGGTGGTCGCCAGGCTACGATGACGCAATCCACGCTGGCGACCCGTATTATAATACGTTTTAATACGGTTCCCGGCCCTGTTCCTCCCCTGCGCTGGCCCTCAGATTTACCCTCCGTACCGTTTTTATCTGCCCGTGGGCAGATTACCCCCTGAACACGTTTCGTCATGATGTCGCCATAACCCCTGACAACCGAAAATGACGACAGCCATGACGACGAGCACTGCTAAAGCGACACTTGCGGTTTTTGCCCCCGGCACCCATACCGCGATGGATGGCCGGACCATTACATTCACCTCGGAAAACTGCATCGATCTGGCCAACAGCTATGACCCTTCAGTATCGGAAGCCCCTTTTGTCATCGGGCATCCGAGTCTGACCGCACCAGCATATGGCTGGGCCGAACGCCTCGAATTCCGTGACGGCATCGTCTATGCCGCGCCGCGTCAGGTGAATCCGGCCTTTGCGGAAGCCTTCAACGCGGGCAGCTACAAAAAACGCTCCCTCTCTATTTATCAGCCTGACAGCCCCGGCAACCCGAAACCCGGTCATTTCTATGCCCGCCACGTGGGTTTTCTGGGGGCCGTCCCTCCTGGCGTCAAAGGGCTCCCTGATGCGCAGTTCGCAGAGGCCAGCGGCGATAACGGTCCGCTGGAGTTCGCGTTGCCGTGGGAAGCTGACAATCTGGCCAGCCTGTTTCAGTCGATTCGTGACTGGGTTATCCAGGAAAAGGACATCGAGCAGGCTGATTCCATCATTCCTCAGTGGCGTATCCAGTCAATTCTGGACTCCGCCACTGATGATCGTAAGTCATCTATCTCACCACTGGCCTATGCCGAGGAGAATAATGTGGACCCGAACCAAACGACCACCGTTACGGCGGAGGAGCTCGCCAGGCGTGAAACCGCGCTGGCAGGGCGTGAAGAAAAACTACGCGTGGCTGAAGAAGCCGCAAAACAACGCGACGCGAAGGTGCGCCGCGACGCGGTTGTCAGCTATGCAGACGGGTTGGTTAAAGCGGGATCTATCCTGCCACGCCAGAAGAATACTGTGGTTGAGGTACTGCTTAGCCTTGACTCCACACCGCTGTCTTTTGCCGATGGTGATGCCACGGTGAACAAAACACCGGAAGAGCTGTTGCGTGATGTGCTGAGCCAGAGACCCAAAGTCGTGGACTTCAGCGAAAAAACCGGCACGGCTGATGAACCAGTCGATTTTGCCGATGCCTCCGCGCTGGCCACTGCCGCCCAGAACTATCAGGCAGAGCAGGCTGAAAAGGGTCGCGTCATCTCCATGACGGACGCGGTTAACCACGTGAAGAAAGGAGCCCAGCAATGAATATTCCGGGTCTGATCACCTGCCATAAGGCAGAAGTCGCACTGGCCGCACGCCGTATGGTCACGCACGGCACGGTGCCGGATGAAATCACTCTGGCCATTGATGGCACCAAATTGATTATCGGCGTCACCACCCTGGTTGCCGCCAGTGTCGGGGAACCCGCCGACGTGGTCCGCAGCCAGCTGACGCCGGTTGTCTATGGCGATGATGTGGTCGCCGGTGACCCGCTGACCGCTGATGCCGAGGGGCGTGCTGTCCCAGCCACCGCTGGTCAGTTCTATCTCGGTTTTGCCGAATATGACGGCGCTGAAGACGATCTCGGCTCTGTCTGGATTGCGCCGGGAAAACTTCCGGCCGCCAGTGGCGGTTGACAGCTAAACCGTCAGCAGCATCAGGAGAGCAATATGTTGCGCATTGTACTGACCCTCGACCAGATACGGAGTCTTGCTTCCTTTGCCGAGGGAGAAGGTCAACCCGCTTACACTATCACCGAAAGTACCATCCCGGCTTTTGAAGCTGACGATGGTTCGGTGGTTCCCGAATATACCGGCCTGATTGTTTATTCGGAGTCAGAGCAAGGTGGCGTACTGCAGTTAGCTGACCAGTAACCGGCCATTTAACATTTATGGCCGGTTTATCCGGCCCTTTTCAGGAGTTCAAGAGTATGTCTAAAGCACCGTTTCCCATTGACCCCCACCTGACGGCGATTGCAATCGGGTACCGCAACCTCTCCCTGATTGCCGACAGCGTGTTGCCGCGCGTACCGGTAAGTAAGGCCGAATTCAAATGGTGGAAGTTCGATCTCGGTCAGGGTTTCACTGTACCGACCACCACCGTCGGACGGACGTCGCAGCCCAATCAGGTTGAATTCGATGCGACGGATGAGACCTCCTCGACCAACGATTACGCTCTTGATGCGCCGGTCCCGCAGTCTGACATTGATAACGCTCCGGATAATTACGACCCGCTGGGCCGGGCCACCGAGCGCGTGTCCGATATCATTCTGCTCGATCGCGAAGTGCGTACCAGTAAAGAGGTGTTTAACGCGGCCAATTATCCGGTGGGTAACAAAGAAAACCTGGCGGCTGCCGACCAGTGGGACAACGCTGCGAGCAAACCGATTAAAAAAATTGTTACTGCACTCGACAAGATGATCATGCGTCCGAACGTAGCGGTGCTGGGCCGCTCAACTGCGACAGCCCTACGTCAGAATCCGTCGATCGTGAAAGCGTATAACGGTACGCAGGGTGAAGACGGCATGGTGCCGCTTGATTTTATCCGTCAGTTGCTGGAGCTCGATGAAATTGTTGTGGGCTCGGCGTTTGTCAATATTGCCCGTCCGGGCCAGAAACCGGTGCTGGTACGAGCCTGGGCAAACCATGCCGCCTTTATCTACCGCAACCTGCTGGCTGATACCCAGGGTGGTGTCACTTTCGGTATTACCGCCCAGTTCGGCAACCGTATCTCCGGTGTGATTACCGACCCGGATATGGGGATGCGGGGTGGCCAGCGAGTTCGCGTCGGTGAGGCCGTGCGCGAGCTGATTGTGGCTCAGGACTGCGGCTACTTCATCCAGAATGCCGTATCGGCCTAACCGGAGGCGTGTGATGGCTGTGACCTGGTATATCTCCCTGGCTGAACTGGCTGACCGCCCGGGTGCGGTTGAACTGTCTCAGGTGACTCAGCTTCCGGGCAAGCCTCCGGCCCGACCGGAGCTGCTGGATGCGGTGTTACGTGGGGACGAGACCTCGTCATGGCCACCTGCTGAAGTGGCAGTGGCCCTTGAGGTGGTGGAGCGCATTGGCGGTGCGGTGGAAGAAGCCCAGAACCTGATTGACGGTTATCTCCGCCAGCGTGGCTACACCCTGCCGCTGGTAAAAGTCCACCCGATTCTGAGCAGTTGGGGTCGCTCTGTGGTGCGCTACAAGCTGCATCAGCATCGTATTTCTGATGAACGGACAGACCCTATAGTCCGTGATTACCGCGATGCAATGAAACTGATGGAGCAACTGGCCAACGGCAAATTCAGCCTCGGCGCGACCGACACGCAGAAACCCGCTGGCGGTCCGCCGATGGTGGATGGTCCGGGGCGCACGTTCAGCATGGACTCACTGAGGGACTTCGGAAAATGAGCAGCGAACCGTTTTCCATCAGCCTGATCGTCGAGCGCCTTCAGCCACTGACGCCGTCCCCGCTGAGCTTCCTCGGCACCATCGTTGAATACAGCAAGGTGCAGGAGTTATCCGGTTTTGCGGTCCCCGGCGCTTATGTCCTGATGGGACCAGAGCGCGGTGTGCCGGGGAACGGGAACCGGGCACAGGTTGCCGAGGCGGTCTTCGGCGTTGCTGTCGCCGTGCGCAACTATGGTCAGGGTGCCGACGGTCTGACCCATGAAATCAGCCCGCTGATAGGCCATATACGCGACCAACTGATTGGCTGGGTGCCGGGGACGCTGGCCACAACCGGCATCCAGTGGGTCAAAGGTGACATTCTGGACTATGACGGCGGCACACTGCTGTGGATGGACACTTTCCAGGTCAATCACGTAATCGGAGGCAGACGATGCCAGAAGTAAAACTGCTGCAGCCGCACACCCATGCGGGAAAACGTCTTGCAGCCGGTGAAACCCTCACCGTCAGCGATACCGAGGCCACCTGGCTCCGGGAGCATAACGTCATCGAGGTTGTACTGCCAGTCGTGAGCGACGTGCAGAGCAGCCGGGGCAAAAACAAACAACAGGAGTCGGAAGACAATGTCTGAAACTTACTACTACGGCCAGGGGAAAGTGTATCTGTCCCGCCGCCTGGCGAATGGCAGGCCCGGCGCAATTCGCTGGATCGGTGACGTATCGGCCTTGTCACTGGCGTTGACGGTTGAGCGTCTCAGCCATAAGGAGTCCTATTCCGGCAACCGTGGCACAGTGCGCAGCTTTATTACCAGTCAGGACGGGACGCTGACCGCCACCTGGCACGATCTGTCACCGGAAAATCTGGCCATTGTGCTGTATGGAGAACAGGTCGTCATCCCGGCAGGCACCGTCACCGGTGAAGTTCTCCCGGCAGGTATTACGGTGGGAGAACGCTACGTTCTGAACCATCAGCGCGTCAGTGACGTGGTAATCGGCACTCTGGTGGAGGGGACCGACTACGAAGTGGATTATACCTACGGGGCGATCACCTTCCTGACCGCTCAGGCAACCGCGCCATCCGTGAATTATGGCTATGCGGGTTCGGTCAACACCACGCTGTTCACCCAAAAACCGATAGATCTGTTTTTGCGTTTCGAGGGGATCAACCTTGCCGAAGGCGGCGCGGCGAAGATTCTGGAGCTTTACAAAATCTCCTTCTCTCCGGCAGCTGCGCTGGCGCTCATTCAGGGGGATACCTCACTGGCCGGTCTGGAGACAACCGCCACGGTACTCTATGACACCGCCCGTCCTGATGACCCCCAGATTGGTCGTTTTGGCCGTGTCATTGATGTTGCGGAGCCTGTCGCATGAGCAAGCAGAAACCCACCGATACCGAAGACGAGCTGAGCGTGCTGCTCTCGACCCGCAATATCACCATTGCGGGCCGGGGGCTGGTTATCCGCGAATATACCCTGATGGACATGCTGCAGCTGGGCGACAAGCTGGATGCGCTCACCCACAGTCTGGCGGGGGTCATGCAGACACCGTGGCCCCTGATTGAAGAGATTGAAGCCGTGCTGCGAAAGCATGCCGGTGATATCCCTGAGCTCATCGCCTGCTCTGTGGACCAGCCCGTTCAGTGGGTGGCGCTGCTGCCCGCCGGTGAGGGTCAAACTCTGATTGACTGGTGGTGGACCCAGAACCGACGTTTTTTTATGAACGCTGTCGTCCGGCTGGAAACCATCAGGGCAACACGGGCGAAATTGTCGGCTTCGGCAGCATCTTCGCAACCCTCATCCGGGCAGGACACGACCCGGTCAGGCTCGGAACCTACACCCTCCGCCAGCTGACGCTGTATTACAGCGAAGCGCTACGGCAACACCGGCAGGCGTGCATTGATCGTGTATTTGACGTCAATGCTGCCTATGCCGGTGGTAGCTACGCCACTCAGCGTGTTAATGCCCTGAAATCCTGATCGGGGCTTTTTCTTCCTTTATATACAGGTGCGTCATGGCCGATAACTCCACCCTCAATTTAATGCTGAAAATCCGCGCTGACCTTGCGGATGCCAGCCGTGCGCTGCAGGACCTGGCCGGGGATGTGGAAGTCGTTGGCACTGCAGCAACAACCAGTTCACAGAAACTCGACAGCGCCGCCCAGGCTCAGAATCAGGTGGCCGACGCTGCACGTAGCCAGGCACAGGCAGAACAGAATGCAGCCTCTGCGACGTCTCAGACCGGCAATGCCATCCAGCAGGCCGCGACGGAGTATGCCGGATATCAGGCTGCGATAGCCCGCACCCGGGCAGAAATGGGCTCGCTCCAGAACGGTATGGACGGTACCACGGCAGATATCGATGCCCAGCGTACTGCGCTCACCGCGCTGGTTAACCGTATCGATCCGGTTGTCGCCGCCTATGGCCGACTGGATGATATGGAAGAGCAACTGAATGCGTTTCGTGGCGCGGGTCTGGTTGGCGATGATGACTTTGAGCAGTACTCCACTCGCCTGAATGAAATGCGTCTGCAGGTTGAGAAAGCGGCTCATGCCTCCACAGAGGCCGGACGTCAGGAGGCCGCAGCTGCCCGGGAAGCCGCTCAGGCTGAAGCCCAGCAGGCAGCGAGCAAAGAACAATTCATCAACCGGCTGCGCGAGCAGGCAGAGACCATGAATCTCAGTACCCGCGAGTTACTGGAATACAAAGCCGCGCAGCTGGGTATCTCTGACGAAGCCGCACCGCTTATTCAGAAGCTTTCGGAACAAAGCAGCGCGATGAAGTACGGCTCCATCAGTGCGGGTCAGTACGCTCAGGCAATGAAATATCTGCCAATGCAGATGACGGACGTCGTCACCTCTCTGGCATCAGGTATGCCGCTCTGGATGGTCGCCATTCAGCAGGGCGGGCAAATTGCCGATTCCTTCGGCGGGCTGGGGAATATCTTTGAGATCCTTGCCAGCAAGTTTCGCGATGTGTCCACGTCTTCCGAGGATACCGGAGATTCCCTGGCTGACACGGCGGGTGATGCGGCGGAAGGTGCGGAACAGTTCCGGTCATTATTCAGTGGTGTAACACTCGCCCGCGTGGGGCTCGTTGGTGTGGCTGCGGTCATCGCAGCGGTCGGGTATGCCGCGTTCAGTGCGTCCGGCGATCAGGATAAATTCAACGAATCCATTGCGAAAAGCGGCAATTTTGCCGGGACGACAGCCGGTCAGCTTGAAGATATGGCCGTCAGTATCGGAGGGATGAAAAGCAATTACGGTGATGTTCGCGACATTCTAAACGGGCTGGTCAGCAGCGGTAAGTTTACCGGCGAAACACTGAATTCAGTGGCGCAAGCCGCCAGTATGATGGCCGAACTGAGCGGGCAGTCAGCCGATCAGGTGGTGTCTCAGTTCACCAAAATGACAGATGGTGTGGCGTCGTGGGCGGCCAGCACTAACCAGCAGTACCATTATCTTGACCTGGAGACCTATCAGCGTATCCAGAATCTGGAAGATCAGGGACGCAAAGAAGAAGCCATTGAAGTGGCATCTCAGGCACTGAAAAAAGCCACGGAAGAGCGCCTTAAGGAAATGGAGCAGCAACTTAACTGGGTGGCCAGGGCCTGGGGGAACGTTAAGGATGCAGCAAGTGATACCTGGGAAAGCTTCAAGGGTGGTGTCGCCGCCGCGCTCGGTATTAATAGTCTTGACGATCAAATATCTCGCCTTGAAAAAACCATTTCTGATGGCGGCACGATGGCTGGCTCGGTATTTATTCCTGTTACCCCAGCAGAGAAAGGCCGCCTTGATTTGTTGAAACAGCAGAGGGATGAGCTTCTTAAAACAGCTCAGGCGGAAGCTAAACGCAAGCAAACTGACGCCGATACCATTGCTGCTGCCGATAAACTCCGGAATACCTGGAAAAACAACCGCTCCGATATCGAGAAGGAACGGGATGCAGTAGAAGACCTCCGCAAAAACTACGAGACCATGTGGCAAAGTGCGACCGGACGAGATGAACTCCAGTCCCGGGGCGTCACCTCCACTGACGGTAAAAACTTTTCCGGTGGCTCATGGGATACCGATGTTAAGGCGCTGGATAAATCCGCTCAGGGTGCCGAGCAGTACAACAAGCAACTGCAGCAGACGCTGAATCAGAAGAAAGCCATCACCGAACTGGACCGCGTTGAAGCCGATATTCGTAACGGTGCCCTTTCTGATGCCAGCAAAGCTGAACAGGATAAAGCCCGGGCAACGGCAAAACAGATTGATGCTGCTGAAGCGGCCCGCAAAGCTTCACAGGAAGGAGCCCGGGCGACAAAGCAGGAGACTGAAGAAAACCAGCGCTTTGTCGAACAGCTCCAGAAACAGGCCGATAAGCGTGTTGAAGGTGCAGCGGCCACACGTGCTCAGGAGATTGCCACCCGCAATCTGACTGCCGAGCAGCGCCGTCAGGCCGAAGCGGCGAACGCGGCCATCACTGCTCAGGAGTTCAAGGGCCAGAACCTCCAGCTGCAGCTGGAGTATCTGCGCGATACCGGCGACACCGCTGGTGCATCGATGCTCGAGCTGAACAACCGCGTATCCGATCTGCGCCGCGAGTTTGAAGCCAGCGGCAACACCGAAGGGCTGAACTGGCTCGATAAGCTGCTGCCGGTCGCCGAAACCAAAATCCGCGTCGATGACCTCAAAAAGCAGCTGGACGACCTGTTCACTTATCAGTCCCAGCAGGAAACCAGCATTCAGGCGCAGGTTCAGGGTGGCCTACTTAATGAGATTCAGGGGCGGCAGCGACTCGTCGATCTCCACCAGGAAGTCGGCGACAAAATCAAGGGCTACCTCCCGCAGCTGAAAGAGATGGCCACCGCCCCCGGTGAAGCCGGTGACAAAATCCGGGAGATGATCCGCCAGCTCGAAGAAGAACTCGGCAAGCTGAATCAGGCCGGGAATGAGCTGACCCAGTCATTCCGTGACGGCCTGCAGAGCGGTATCGAGAGCTCCCTGATGGGACTGGCCAAAGGGACAATGAACCTTCGCGATGCGGTGAAAAACCTCGCCCTCACCATTATTAACAGCATGGCGCAACTGGCGGCCCAGCAGCTGGCCCAGATGGCCACCTCCAGCCTGATTGGCAGCAGTGGCGCTGCGGGTGGCCTGATTGGCAGTCTTTTTGCCGCCGATGGTGGTCAGGTACGTGGCCCGGGTAGCACCACCTCTGACTCTATTCCGGCGATGCTCTCCGACCAGGAGTTTGTGACCCGTGCCGCTGTGGTTCAGCAGCCGGGTGCGCTGGGTTTTCTCCATCAGTTCAACCGGCATGGGATGGCTGCAGTCGAGGGCTGGTTGCCCCGCGTTCGTCATGCTACCGGTGGTCTGGCAGGCATCCCGGCGCAGAATATGCCAGTACCTGCTACGGTGCCCGAAACTGCGATGGCCACACCGGCAGCAGCGGGTACTCAGCCGATCAGCCTGCAACAGCAACTGGTTTTCGATGCCGGTGATGCCTACACCGCCGGAGCCAACACATTAGCTGGCCAGCGCCAGTTCATCACGTCGCTCAAGGCGCAGGTCCCGACCCTGAAACAATGGCTGGGGATCGATAAATGACAATATTATTTCCCTGGCTGGCAGACCCCGACTGGTCCCGTGGCGTGACAGAGACGCTGGAGTGGAAAACGGACGTGCTGCAGTCGCCAACCGGCGCAGAACAGCGGATTTCCCGTCGCCTCTCGCCGCGCCGGACGTTCGAGTTCACGACGCTGGTGCATGACACGGGCCGCCAGCGTTTTGAGAATATGTTGTGGCAGGGTTGTGCCGGCACATGGGCCATGCCGGTGTATCCGGATGTTTTTTCGTTGCCGGCAACGGTATTCAGTGGCGGGAGTGCCATCTCCATTCCGACTGCCGGGCGCGACTTTTCTGTCGGCGGAACTGTGTTGCTGAAAACCGACGAGTCCTCAGATGCAACCAGCAGGATGGCCACCATCGCCGGTATGACCGATGATGCCCTGCATCTGGTCTCCCCTCTGACCGACAGCTGGCCTGCGGGCTCACTGGTATATCCGGTACGTCCGGCGGTGCTGACAGATCCGCCGTCGCTCTCTCGCCTGACCGATACCGCGACGACCGCGCAGGTGCGCTTTCGTATCGCAGAGCATAATGCCTTCAGCAATGCGCCGGTGCTCACGCAGTACCGTGGCCACCCGGTGCTGGAGGCCGAAACCGACTGGGGCGAGTCTGTCAGCGGCAGCTATCAGCCGCTCATTCGTGAGCTGGATAACAGCAGCGGTATTCCGTACCGGCTGGATACTGCCGGTCGCCCGTTCTGGCGGCAGACACATAACTGGTTCACCGCTAACCGTCCGGCGCAGACGTCACTGCGCCAGCTTCTATGGTACCTCCGGGGTCGTCAGCGGCCGATATGGGTGTCAGGCCAGACACTCGACTTCTCCCCGACTGGTGCGATCGACGGCAATTATCTGACCGTGAGCGAAACGGGTTTTACCGAGCTGGGTATTCGCCCGGGTCGCCGCGACATCTGTATCTTACTGGCCGACGGTACGCGGTATTACCGCCGCATCATCGCTGCCAGCCTGGTCGCCGATGCGGAGCGCCTCGTGCTCGATGGCGACGCCATCACTGCAGGCCAGAACCAGATCGTTGCCATTTCCCTGATGACCCTGGCCCGTCAGGACTCTGACAGTGTGTCCTGGGAGCATGTGACTGACGCCGACGGCGTGGCCAGAGTCGCCACCACTTTTACCGGAGTACGTGATGAGCTGGAGTGATTTTGAATATTCCGTGGCCGATGGCCAGCCACTGACGCTGTATCAGTTTCAGATAGGTGACAGCCTGTTCTGGCGCTATACCAACGCAGATAAAAATATCGACTTTGCCGATCATAACTGGGAAGCACAGGCCATCAGCAACAGCGGCCTCAGTTCCGGGAGCAGCGATGGTATGGATATTACCGTTCCGGCGTCTAACCCGGTGGCACTTCTGTTTCGTGGAACACCCCCGTCCCGCTCTGTCAGAGTTCGGGTAATGCGCTGGCACGCGGATGACACATCCGGCGAATTCCGGGTGGTCTGGGTCGGGGAGATCACTGACGTCAAACGAGAGCAAATCGAACTCTGCAAACTTATCACTATCAGTCTGGCCAGCACGTTTTCCCGAATGGGTCTCAGGCTCACATGGGGGCGTCAGTGCCCGTATGCGTTGTATGACCATAACTGCCGAGTTGATCCGCTCCAGTTTGCGGTCGGTGGCGTAGTGGTCACCGCTCTCGATGGCTCGTCTATCACCGCAAATCTGCCCGCCGGGCTTGCCAGCGACTGGTTCTCCGGCGGTTACATTGAGTTCGACCGCAATGGCTATAACGAGCTGCGCGGCCTGCGTGCGCAGGACGGTAATACGCTGCATCTGTTTGGCGGCACCACCGGCCTACAGCTCGGGCAGTCCGTCACGCTGTATCCAGGTTGCGACCGCACGATTGCCACCTGTAACGATAAGTTTTCCAACCATCTCAACTATGGTGGACAGCCCCATATTCCGGGGAAGTCACCATATACCGTTATCAAACTTTTTTAAGGAGAAACCATGTGGTGGGCTGTCGCTAAATGGGTTGCCACGATTATTGCGTCGTATGTCATTAACCGAGCATTGACCCCGAAACCAAAGAACAATACCCCTGAGGCCGCTACAGAAAACGACTGGAATATGCCTATGCCTGATGAAGGCACTCCCCAGTGTGTCTTTTTTGGTGATTGCTGGACGGCTGACTGGTTCGTGCTGGGCTACGGCAATTATCGCTATCAGGCCATCAAAAAATAACGGGGGGCACTATGTGGATCACGATGGAACATATTCGCGCCGGTGGCGGTTGTGCATGGGGATTGCGGACCTTTTTTGCCCGTTACAGCCTGGACCTGCAGGCGTTCATCCGTGACGGCGGAATTGATTCGGAAGTACTGGCCGGAACCGGCGACGCGCTGGCGATTCAGATTGTCGAGCTGGCACAAACTCAGAAAGACGCGGGAGTATAAATGGGCGGTAAAGGTTCAAAAAAAGTCACCGTTGGCTACCGCTATTACTGGGATCTACACGCAGGGATCGGTCGTGGGCCGGTCAATGAAATAGTGGCAATCACGGCGGATAAAAAGACTTTCTTTGTGGGTACACCTGGACAGGTATCGGCCAACACCTCTGTCTACATCGATAAGCCGAAACTGTTTGGTGGCGATGATACCGGTGGTGAAGGCGGCATTCAGGGAACACTCGACGTCATGATGGGGGAACCAGACCAGTTACCACCACCATCCTTACTGCGCCTGCTTACCGGGCTGGTACCCGGATTCCGGGGGCTGGTCACTACCTTCTTTAGTGGCCTCATCAGTTGCTACAGCGCCAGCCCGAAGCCGTGGGTTTATCGGGTTCGGCGTACTACGCGTGGATGGGATGGTGATGTCTGGTATCCGGAAAAAGCCGTCATTATGCTGGAGAACGCCGACGGCCAGATTGATGATGAGTCCGAACTCCTGCCGCAGCAGGTCGCCAACCTTCGGGCCATTCATGCCATGAACCCTGCTCACATTCTGGTGGAATGCGCCACCAATCGTGACTGGGGACGTCAGCTGACACTCGCCGATGATCTGAATCTGGACAGTTATCGCGCCGCTGCTGACGCACTGTATAACGAAGGGTTCGGGTTGTGCTTCCGCTACAACCGCCAGGATGGACTGGATACGTTTCTGCAGCAGATCCTCGATCATGTTGGCGCTGTGCAGTATGCGGACCTCGAAACCGGCCAGCTGACCCTGAAACTGCTGCGCGGAGATTACAACGTTGATGATCTGCCGGTTTTTACCTACGACAACGGGATTATCGCCGTTCAGGATGATGACAGCACCAGTACCACCGCCAGCTCCAATGAGATTGTTGTAACCTGGCACGATCCGGTGACAAATACTGACGGGGAAGTTCGGGCGCAGAACCTCGGTGCGATTCAGATTAACGGTCTGAACAGCAGTTCTGTTGAGTACAAAGCGATCCCCACACATTCACTTGCCGCCCGCGTAGCCCAGCGAGACC